CCTCTTGTGGTAAACTAAAATAATATTTATATAATCTATATATCATATCCATAACACAACTGCTGCACCACTTTGTTAATACAAATTGTTTGTCAAGATATTCCCTATATATATGTTCATACATATTAAGTATATGAATATCTAAATTTCTCACATAACCATTATCAACTGAATGCCAGTTTCCAATATGTTCTTCTAAATAATCTTTATGTTCTTGTTTCATTGTATAAGATTTTGAAATTCTTCAAATGTCATTAATGTTATTATGCTTGATCCACCTATATAAATTTCTGTGTATTCTATTTCGTTATTCCAAACAGGATGTGCTCCATGAAAGTTTAATAAAAGAAAAGGCACAACATCCAATTCCCTCCAATCATAATCTAAGTCAAGCTCCTTAAACTCTTTTGTTGTCGCATTATGATATAATATATTTATTAAATACCCCATCATTTCCTGATTCTTTTCTTTAATTCTTTTTTTGTTTGGTTTAAAGTCCTAATTACAGACATATATGGAATACCTGTTTTCCTGCTTAGTTCTTTTGCGTTCTTATTAAAATCGAAAGTATATAGTTTGAATATTTCTTTTTGATACCAATAAAGGTCTTCTAAATGCTCGTAAACTTCTATTTGATCTTCTATTTCATCAGCCTTTTCTACAGGATTAAATTCCTCAAAGTTTCGGTAGTTTTTAAAAAACTTATTTTTATTTGACTGAACTAAATTGAGCATTATCCTTACTATGTAAAATTTGAGATGACCTTTCTCATAAAGCTCCATGAATTTATTATTCTCAATCTCGCATATAATTAGGAACAATTCGCTTTTTAAATCATCCTGCATTTCTACAGGCTTCATATTTTTTAAAGCATCATTCAAGTCTTTTGAATCCCACAACTCAGCTATGATTCCATTTTTGTCCATTTGTTCAAAATTGGATTAATACCTTGTTGCGTACAGATATATGCCTGACCTCCGCACTCTATAATATCATCAAGCCGCTTCTTTTGTGCTTCGCTTAATCTATCTCCTATCTTTTTAACTTCTATTGCAACATATCTTCCTGTTTGTGTATAACCTTGCAAGTCTGCCCATCCGATCTCAACTGTTCCTTTCCTGCGTCTTACAGGAATATTGTTCACTCTGTTTACTCGCATACCGAGTCTTTCTGCTTCCAACTTCGCCCATTTTGTAAGTTCTGAAGCTGACATCTCTTTGTATGATTCCGCAATGTGGACAGTCTGTTTTACCCCTCTTGCCATTATAAATTGTAACAGTATAAAATTTAAAACAATGTTTACACTTCATAAAATTAGTTTAATTTATCAAAATATTCAGCAACTGCCATCCTTCGACAAGCAAGTTCCATATATTCATCATCCTCTAAAAGTCTATTCATTTCCTTTCGTTCTTTATGCGATGCGTATGTGTATTGCTTTCTTATAGCTTCCTCTGTTTTTTTCAAAGTTGCTTCTGTGTCAGTAATTAGTCCTCTTTTGTGGATAATGTTGAAACATTTCAAACCCATAAAAATATGTTGCCAATCTTTATTCTTTTTGTAAATATCATAACTCATTTTCAAAATTTCATCCTCATCAACTTCAGGTGCTGCTAATTGTTTTTCAGGTTCAATCTTTTCTTCTACATAGTTTTTGTATGCCCAACGAGCATAGCTACCCATTAACCTCGAAAGATATAAAGCAGAGAAATTCTGATATGTTTCAGCTCTTTCATCCAACTTGTCTTTAATCATTAAGTCAAATGCTAATTCAAATTCTCCAATAGGTAAATTTGCATAATCTACTTTGACCATTTTTGCCATATAATCCATTTCAAATTCACTCGGCAATCTATCTCCTTTTATACCAAGTAAAATCATCGCTTTTGTAAGTATATTAAATATATCCTTAGTCGATGAATCTGCTAATCTTTGTGTTTTCTTCGCTTCCAAGATTAGCTGTGAGTTTGTTATACCATTGCTCATATTGTTGCATTTTAGTTTGTGGTTGTTTAAAGTTAGATTTATTTTCGTTTATTGCGAATAATCCTTTATACCTGTTTGCTATTGAGTGATTTACTATTTTACTTGCTAATTCTGTATCCCCATTTGAAAGCTCAACTAATTTGTTAATAGCTGTTTGTTCAGTTTTTGGACTTTTAAACTTTTCTTTATGTTCTGCTTTTTTATATTCTATCCATCCTTTCCATAATTTTTCAAATTCTTCGTTAGGATATATTAATACAATTCTATTTTCATTTATATTTTCATTTTCATTTTCCATATGTTTATCCATATGCTGTTGCATATGCTTTGTTTTAGCATTATTTCTTCTTGATTCTGTATATTTTGATCTCTTTTCGGCTTCTTCATACATCCTTTTATTTACATAATACCCATCTTTTAATTCAAATTTTTCATATACATCATGAATATACGTTTTGCATATGCTTTGCATATCTTTTTCAGTAAGTTTTCCTTTTTGATGTTGTAAGCATAATAAACGAATATACATACCTACTTCTTCATTTGACATTGAAAATGTTCCACTTAAAAAATCACTTGTATATAATAACACAGCTGGATCTTTTGCCATAAAATAATAATCCCTGAAGGGATTGGAAAGGCAGTTCCGCACCCATCAGGGAAGTAAGTAAGTTAATATAGAAGGCTGCCTCCTTCATATTGCAAATATAAACCTTTTTAAATTAATTGCAACTTAGAATCTATTAAAAGTTTTGCCTGACTAAATTTTTCAGCAAATGATTCATCTGTTTCAACTAAATTCTTGCAAGTTTTTATACTGTGCAAAATTGTTGTATGATGACCAGCTCCCTTAATATGCTCTCCTATTTCCTTTAAAGTAAGGTCTGTATATTCCCTTAAAAAATGGGTTGCTGCGTGTCTTGCATCTACTACTCTTTGTCTGCGTGAAGATTCTTGGCAATCAGTATTAAATACTTCATTTATAACTGTTATGATTTCCTCAGCAGGTCTGCGTTTATGCTTGGCAACTCTTTCAATAACAGGAAAGTTATCTAATAGTTTTTCAAGTTTGCTAATCATTTCATAGTGATCTTTAATGAGAGTTTGGATAGATACTCTCGTAAGACTTGTAGGTCTGATTTCTGTTTTCAAAATGGTAAGTCCTCCTTTACTTTGTTATAAACTACATAAGTTTCGTTTCCAAATTTGTCCTTTTTCTTAGATAAAAAACATACATATTTTTTGTATCCTTCTCCTTCTTTGATAGACAATTCTAAATATTCGCCATTTTTACCTTGTTTTTTAGTAAGGTAAATTCCGTTAGCGAAGTTCGGTTTCTGTGAGTTCTGTTCCATTTGTTATCTGATTTAAAAATTTAGCTTCTTTTGTTGGGTTCATATCCCAATTATCTAAAATAGTCATTAATTCCTGAAATCTATCCTCTGAATACCAGATGTGATGGTAGATTTTAGCAACGATAACCATGCGTTCCTGTGGAGTGAGTGTTTGGTAAGTATTCATAATATTTGCATTTTAGCTTTTTCGAATGAAATTAAAGTCCTGATGGCATCTATTTGGTGAACAGCAGCAGAACAAGCTTTTTCAAAACCTGTCTTTAATCTGTTCCAATCCTTCGCTTTTGCCTTAATCATCATATTGAATGTAGAAGCAGAAAACTTATCCATTAATTCAAGATTAACCTTGCATTCAATATCTACAACTTCATCTATTTTGTATTGACATTCAGTCATATATTGCCCTGCTCTTGTCATTAAAACAGATAAGTTATTAAGTCTTTCAATTAATTGCTCAGGTTCTTGTGGTAATGGTTGTTCAAGATACTTCAACATTCTCTGGTAATGATCATTGTACTTCTCTAACATTCTTTAAAGTTTTTTTAATATCTGTTTGTGAATAATTTAAACCCATGCTTATTCTGTCCTTGTCCTGAATCTGATTCATTTGCAGATTAGATAAAGCCTTATCATACTCAGCCTGAGTTTTGATTGCTTCAATTCTGATTGCGAGTTGTTCTTTTTGTCTTTCCTCATAACTTGTGTTTTCAAGTAAAGTTAAAAGATACATTCTACCTTCATCATTAATTTCCTCAACCCTATTAATTGCTTTTTGAACTTCATCCGCTGATGCTATTCCTGTATCAATCCCAATGTTAGCCATTGCACAGGCTCTGCCAACTGCTGATGTTTCTGCGTTTTCTAAAGCTGAAGTATGATTTACTTCTCTATAATTATCAGATTCTATTTCCTGAGCAAGTCCTGTGTATGTGTAATCTCTCTCTGCTCCATGAATAGTCAACTTAGCTTTTACTACCCACATTTTTCGTTCAGCGAAATACTTATAATCTGTTTCGATGTTGTACTCGTAATTTTCATTTAACCATTTGATTCGTTCATGAACAGGAACGTAATCCTTTCCTTTGATTTTTACTGTATTCATTTTATAGTGTTTTAGTGTTTAAATATAATGACCATTTTGCACCGCTGAAAAAAAGATTTATTAAATCATCACCGTTTAAAGGTTCTTGAAATTCAACTGATATTGTTGTTTCGCTATGCAAGTAAATTAAAACTTTGTCGCCAAATTCATTTTTGATATATGATTCAGCTCCTAATGGTAAGAAAATTTTATTGATGTTCATAAAGATCGTTGTTTAAGATGATACAAATAGAATCAAGTGCATTCTCTGAAATTACTTTCAAATAATGATGAAATGGGATATTACCAATGTCATGGATAACATACCACCCAAGTGGTGTTTTTACCACATCCGCAATGTCATTGTCTTTAATTAATTTGAGAAGTTCTTTTTCCGTTAGGAAACAGTTGATGTAATCCCCACCTATAAGGTGGTAAACATCAGATTTGATGTGTACAAGTTGCATAATAAATGGTTTTAGGATTCAAATATAAACCCTTTTTTATAAATAAAAAAATATTTTTGGCTAATTATAAAAAAATATATCCAGCCAAATGTCAAGTTTTTTGCGCAATTTACTTGACAAATTGAGCCAAATAAGTTTAATAATCGGCTCATTGACGGCGATCATCGCCGTTAAAAAGTAAGGCTATAAACTGACAAAAATTCTATAAAAGTCAGCTTATAAACTGACATATTTGTCGCTCATTTTGTTACAAATATTATAAACAATGTGACTTGTATCTAACAAATGCACATCAAAAAGTGCATTTTATGACACATTATGCAATAAATTGTTGCTAAAAAAAGAAACCCCCTGTACTTACAGAGGGAATCTTAACCATCTATTATGAATTACAAAGTAACCAACTAATCCCAATATAATCAAATAAAACCATCGTTTGAATTTCCTCAGACTTTCCACCTTGTCATTAGCCTGAGTTAACTCTTTGTTTAACTTAGCTATTTCTTTTTCATGCTTTTCCTCATGCATATTATATTCTTTAATATAATCCTGCATTTCCTTTTGGTGTGCTATTTTTAAAGATTCGATTTTAGCGGTATTTTCCTGCGTTTTAACGACCTCTTTTGTTTTTGTGATAGTCTGTACAGGTGGACATACAAAAGTGAAATTTGAGTCCTTAAAATGCACTACAACCGTATCAGGAGTTGCCTGAACTGTATCTATGATCAAAACTTCTTTAATTTCCTCTTTTATAGGGTATTTTTCAGCACAGGTTTCAGCAAGTTTCTTCTCAGAAAGGCATCCTGTTAATATTAAACTAAAGAGTAATATCTTCTTCATTTTCTAGAAAGTTTACTCCGTTTACCCATCCCTGCAAATAAATGTGAATATCTAAACCTTCAGGATTCATTACCTCAATAGGTTTATATTCAAATTCAGCCTCCAATAATTCTTTGGCAGCTTCGTTCAGTTTTTTAAGTCCCTCTTTATTGTATTTGTATTCGCCCTTCTCATCTAAGATCAGATTACCATCCTTGTCCACAGATGCATTGTCCAATCTTAATTCACCGATCTTTTCCTGATAGGCATCATAATGCTTTTTCAATTGTTCGTGAATCTTTAAAAGTTTCTTTTGTGTTTTGGTCTTTTGATCGCCAATATTTGCGACAAGCAAAGACATTGTTAAGATTAAATCTTTGTACTTCATAAATATAGTTTTAACAAATTTACCACTTTTTTAATGGACAAGCAGGATTTCTTGGTGAAAATATCTTTTTCTTTATAATGCACCCACAGATATTGCAGGTTTCAATTAATCCCTTTTCCAAGTATTTACATGACTTGCAAATTTCATACCGAACCTCAGCAAGTTCAATCTCTTCTTTTGTAGGGTTTAAAGAAGTCGCAAAAGACTTAACAATTTCAGATATATTCATTTAATCTTCTTGATTAATACGAATAAATCTCTGTAAGTCATAGTATTTGTTTTTTGCTAATTTAGTTTTTATTTTTTAATATATCCAATTCTGATTTTAATTCTTGTATGGCTTTTACAAGTACTGGTATTAAATCTTGATAATTTAGACCCAAACTTTCTTCGTTATTTTCACTTTTAATTTTAAATACTGCTTCAGGATATACTTTTTCAATATCTTGTGCAATTAAAAATAACCTTCTTTTATTTTCATCATCAGTTTTATATTTACCAATTATTGTTCTTAATTGTGATAAATTATAACAAGCATTTTCTATTGGTTCAATTATATCTTTTGAATTTATATCAGATAAAGAACCCCATGAAGTTCCACCATTTGCAAGAACTACTCCATTTGTATTACTAATAACTCTTATTTCAGCACTTGTTCCTCCATTTGCTTGTATATAGTTTGTTCCATTTCTTCCAAAAATCATTTGTACTCCATCACTTGCCAAAGTCAATTTAGATACTGTACCATTAACTTCAACATCTCCCCCACTCGTGATGCGCATGCGTTCGGCACCTCCAGTAACTAATCCTAATGTATCTGCTGCTGGAAAATAAATACCAGTATTAGTATCTGTTGCATAATGTAGTGATGGTGTTCCTACTGAACCACTTGCAATAGCAATTCTATCACTAACATGAAGACCGCCAGCAGCTAAACCAGCAGATACTGTTGGGTTATTACCAATTACTGCTATCCCCCCACTCGTTATGCGCATTCTTTCGGTTAATGTACCACCGCTTGCAGTTCTAATCCATAAATCAGCTGCGTTAGTAGCCTCACCTCCATTTTGTATTGATAATCCAAAAGAAGCCCCTGGCTTAACGGCGCCAGTTGTGTTTTGAGAAATCATTATAGCAGTTCCAGAAGAAGTGCTAATACCAGTATTAACATCTAAAATCGTATTCGGGCTGCTCGTTCCAATGCCAACATTGCCACCAGATGTTATTAACATTGCAGGAGTTGTGAATGTAGTCCCACCATTTGCAGTAGCAGGTGTAAATTCCAATGCACTACCTATATAGTTATTTGCAGTTATTTGCCATCCCTTTGCAGATGCAGAAGGATATAAAGTTAATATAGAAGGAGTTGTACTGCTGTTTCCTATTGTAACATAATTACTAAAAGTTGCAGCACCAGTTGAGGCGATTGTGAGTCTTGCAGTTGCACCACCAGTTGAAATAAAAAAACCATTTTGCGCTCTTATTCCAAAGTTTCCAGAACTTCCACTCCCCGTTAAACCAGTTTCATTTCCTATATATGCAATAGTTGTAGAAGTATTGTATTTATATTCTGTAACTAAATTTGAAGCATTTGTAGATGCCAATACTAAAGGTTTATCATCACCTCCACTAAACGTAGCACTTGTACCAGATAATGCGCCAGTTAATGTTGTTGTCGATGCTTCTAAAACTCCAGCAACTAAAGTGCCATTTGCTTTTATTCTTAACTTAGTAGAATATGTAGAACCAGTTCTTGTTGTTGATTGTAAAAAGTTTAAATCACCAGGATCAAGCTCATCATTTTTTATTTGCCATGATCTTGAAGCGGCATCACTTCCATATCCTAATTGATAATAACTATTTGCTGAAGTAGCAAAAGTTGTACCTATTAAAGCACCAGTTAATGTGCCACCAGTAAGTGGAAGGTAAGAAGTTGTGTCAATGGTTATTGTTCCATTGCTTGAACTTGTTTTAACAAATCCATTTGAACTATAATTTGTAAATCTTAATGACCTATCAGAATTAACCCTAAAAGCCTCTCCGTTTTCAGAGTTTAATGCAACATAACGAGTTCCAGTTCCGTTAAAATAAATTATATCAAAAGTGCTATGAACCCCTGAATTTGCAACTGATATTCCTACATCTCCATATAAATTATAAATATTTGCATATTTATTACTACCAAATTGTAAATATAAATTTACATTACTATTAGAATAAATATTAAAGTTTGAATTATTGTATTTATTCCCAGCACCTATTGATCCAAAAGTGTATTCATTTGAATTTGTACCTTCACTATAATACATTGAACTACTTCCTATAGCACTTGAACTTGTCCAAATAGGCAAATAGTTAGTTGTACCAGTTCCCGTAACTGGGTTTGTTAATGCAGCTTGATATTGTGGAATATTAAGTGTATTGCTGCTAAAAGTTGCAGCACCGCTTGTACCAGTTGTAGTTAATGTGATTGTAGCTTGCTTATTATTAAATGTACTCCAATCAGTTGAACTTAAATATCCACTAACCGTTGAACTAGCTTGTTTGACTTGTATAGTTGTACCGCTTCCAATAACTGCTCCAGTACCTCCACTTATTGTTAAAACTGAGCTTGTTGCCTCCGTTAAATTACCTTTAGTTAATGTTGGCTCGTAAGAAGGAGTGAAAAATTCGTATGCTGTATCCCCTGAGTTTCTCCTTAAAAGTTGTCCTGAAGTTCCTGTGACTGCTGTAACGGCTGATGTTCCATTTCCTATTAAAACACCTGTTAATGTTGCTGCTCCTGTACCGCCTCTTGCAACAGAAAGTTGACCTGTCCATCCAAGTGTTAAACTTGCTGCTCTTAAAAGTGCGGTTGAAGGTGTGCCACCTAAAGTCAAAGTAACGTTTGTGTCATCTGTTTTAGTTAATGCAGCTCCTGTTATATCTGAGCCTGCAATAGATGACCATGAAGGTGCAGCACTATTTGTACCATCCCCAGTCTGAGAAAGATATTGTTTACCTGTTGTAGTATTTCCTGCGAGTCTTGTCGCTGTTCCTGAAATACCTCCATACATAATATCCCCAAGAGTAGTCATTGGATTTGCAAACCCACCTAATCCTGTTAACGTATATTGAGGAACATTTAAAACACCTGTTGTATTGTTATAAGTTGAAGCACCGCTTGAACCTGTTGTTGTCAAGCTAATCGCCTGTCTTGCTCTCGTATCTGTATAATATAATCTTGTTCCCTCTGTAATATCAGAAGTTGTCAAACTCACTATTCCCGTATAACCATTTACAGAAACAACTGCATCTGTATTATCTACCTTTCTCCATACAGTTCCATCGAATATTGCCCAATCACCAATTTGCCAATCAGTAATTCCGTCAAGATTTGTTGTTCCTGCTGTTGAAACAATGTAATAATAACCTTTAGTTCCTATAGACGAAGTCAAAGTAGGTGTATTTGTACTCGCATTCCAAGTTGATTGAAATATTGAACCACCTATTAATCCATTAATTTGATTTTGTACTTTACCAAATGCTGATAATATACTATCTGTATCTGCTATTGAACCTCCTGTTATATTTAATCCTGTTAAAACCTTTCCAATAACAGCAGAATTTGTCAAAGTAACTGTTGCAGGATTATAACCTGTTGAAGTTGCCTCACCAGTTAACCCTGTAAAATAATTACCACTTGCTTGATATTGCGGAATATTCAAAACATTACCAACCAAAGTTGATGCACCTGAACTTCCTGTAACAGTTAAATTATCAATTCGTTTTGTATATGCATCATCCCATTGAGATTGCCTTGTATTTGTAGGTAATGAATACCCTGTAGCAAATTTAATATCAATAGTTCCTGCTGCTGTGATCGGTACTCCACTAACATCAAACCCTGTAGGAACAGATGCGTTTACACTTGTAACACTACCTCCGTATGCGTCATTTACACTTACAGTAAAGTTTGGATATGTACCACTTACTTCAGCAAGACCTCCTGCTGTTATTGAAACTATTTGATCGGGTGCAGTATTTGTAACCGTAATTGTTCCTGAACCAGTTACAGGTGAACCTGAAATTGAAATACCTGTGCCTGCTGAAGCAGCAACCGAAGTTACTGTTCCTGTATATTGATCAGCAGAATTTATAGTAAAATTCGGGTATGTTCCGCTTGTTGTAGTTGTTCCTGTTCCTGTTAATGAAACAACTTGATCAGGAGCTGTATTCGTGATTGTTAAAGTTCCTGATGATGTAATCGGACTTCCTGAAATAGATATTCCTGTGCCCCCACTTGCTGCAACTGAAGTTACAGTACCATCAAATTCATCATTTGAAGTAATTGTGAAATTAGGGTAAGTGCCTGAAATGCTTGTTGTACCTGCACCACTCAAACTTACTATCTGATCGGGAGCTGTATTTGTTACAGTGATAGTTCCGCTTCCAGTTATAGGACTTCCTGATATGCTAATACCAGTTCCACCTGAAGCTGCAACACTTGTTACAGTTCCTACATTATATGTTCTATCTGCACTTAAATCTTGTGCAGTTCCGTTTATTGTAATTATTCTTGATTGCGGAACAGGTGTATATCCTAAAACTCCTGATATGCTTTTATTTTCCCAAACTCCACTTGTGCTATTGTAAAATAACCCATCGTGATTGACAGGAAATCTTGCAGAAACATCGTGTAATTCTGATAATTCGTAACCGTTTTGAATCTTAACCTCAATCACACCTTGTGTAGGATGTGACCTAACAACAACACCCAAATAAACCATGTGTTGTGGTGCATAAGGTTTTGTTGAAGTAAAAGCTCCTGCTGTTGTTGGACTTAAATACAAAGCAGTTCCGTCAGGATATGCTTGTGTATCTAAATCATTTATCCCACCTGCAATTACAACGTAACCATTGTTATTATTTGTTATGTTGCTTTGAACAATACCAAATGTTTGAGCTGAAGTTGCGTCACCTGTTGCGATAGCTTTTGTAACGGTAGGCAAGTTACCTTGACCTCCATTAATATAAACAACAGTTCCTTTTGTTAAAGTTGCTCCTGTTGAATTATAAACCTCCCTGATTAAAGTTAAAGATTGGTTTATGGTTGTCGGAAAAGTTGCAAGTGTGCCATCACCTTTTATATACTGAGCACCTGTACCTGCACCCGTAACTGTGATTGTTCCGTTTGAAGTTAATGGTGAACCTGAAACAGTAAAAGCAGTAGGCATTGCAAGTCCAACAGAAGTTAATCCTGTGTCTGCGTAATTTGGAATATTCAATGTTGATCCAACTAAAGTTGCAACACCTGAAGTTCCTGTTGTGGTAAGAGTAATATTATTCTGCTTTAAATCTAAAGCATTTTTCAAGTCAGTCTGATTGGATAAAGTTCCTGTAATTGATCCCCAAGCAGCAGGAATAGTTCCTGCATTTGTGTCAATAACAACAACTTGCTCGCCTGAAATTACTTGCGTGGTTGATTGAGAAACAACATTGACATTTGTAATCTGATCCCCTGCATTAATTTCAACAATTTGTTCGGTAGAAGATATGTTTGTACTCATTATGTAGTAATGTCATCTGTTACTGAAAATTCACCCCAAAGATAGGTTTTCACTATTCCTGTATTAAATGTCACTTGAAGATCATATTTATAATCTCCTGCGTCTAAACTTATAACTTTATTTATAATAATGCTATTGTTACTTACTCCACCGACAGTAATACCATCTCCTTCAGTCAATGTTACAACAACAGTTCCTTCACATCCACTAACGATTTGTATTTTAACATCAGCGGTTGAAAGGTTAATTGGTGTACTATCCAACGTTAACGTAAACGTTTGCTGCCATGAATCTCCTTTCCAAATTTGTATATCTAATTGTGCTGGTCTGAAATCACTCATATTAAGGTATTTGACATCTGTTATTTAATGAATCTAAAGTTAATTGAATATCGGCTTGAACTCCTGCAAGAAAATCAGGATCGTATTCTCTATAATAAGTTAAAGGTATATTAAAACCTGTTTCCCAATCATTTGAATTATTTCTAATTTCAGCAACAATGTCTTGCATAATTAGATTTGTATCTGATAATACTTCCAAAGCATCTGTTTCAACCAAATGCCTATCCAAAATATATAAACTTAAATTATAAGTTATTTGCTTTTGGCTTATTGCAGCAGCTCCTAAATCAAAAAACATTGCAGGATAAAGAATATCATCGCTATCCAACTTGTCTGAGAACTCTCCGAACAGGACTGTTTTCAGTTGTGGATGACTCGTTCCGAATCCCTGTATTTGTTTTATTATTTGATTTAGTGTTAGACTCATTTTTCTTTAGGTATAATTTAAGTTTCTCTTGGTTTTTAAGGTTTGCTTTTTTACTCATTGCAACAATTTGGTTTATTTCCTTGATACATCTCCTTAAATGTTCTTTCACCTTTATAGCAATAATCATCGCCAAGCCAAATAGATGCTCTGTAAGCATCGTTGTCAGGCTTGATATCATCAATTCCTGATCCATAATTTAAGTAAAGAGGAAAGTTTCCTTGTGCAGATTCCTGCTTCAAATACTTTATTAATCTTTGTTTATAATATTCTGCTCTTGCTCTGTATCTATTTGCAATATCAATCAAATCTTGCATTGAAGGCAAGTCTGTATTGTCCGATGATTTTCTAATTAAACCTTTGTTATAAAACTGAAAGCTCAAACCTTGTGGAAGTTCACTTAGTACATAGTTTACCAAAGTATCTACCACATAATCATCAAGTAAAGTCTTTTCATCGCAAGTAAGATTATTGCATTCAACTCCACTTTGAAGTCTGTTATAAAGAGCTGATCCAACAGCAGGAAGTATGTAAATATCCTGTGCTGTTTTAATCTCAGGCTTGATCAATTTTTCATCAACATTGTAATGAAGTCCTGATCTTTCTTTAATTGTATCTGGCGATATGAATAATATGTTTAAACTCATCTTATTTTCTTGTTACTACGTTAGCTTTCCATTCATGTCTGCAATAAGGTCTGTGTCTATTTGTGTCAGGTATTGTGTACCATCCACCGCCTCTACTGAATACATCGTATCCAAGTCTTGCACTCATGGCTTCGATTTCACTTCTGCTATACATTTTGTCTGTTGTTACAAAATATTTGCAGAAATCTCTAGATGTATCAATATCACTATTGTTAAACCCCTGCCTCCATTCGTATGAATATCTGATTAAAAATTCAGTTGTTTTTGGTTTCATACCTTCAACAATATCACTAATCGGAGCAGTTAGTTTTCTTTCGATTATTGTTGACTCATTATCTCCTTTCCCAATAGAAACCTCTTTAGATACGATATAACCTTTATCTTCAATCACACCGAGTATTCTCTTAACAACTCCAATATCTTCCTTTAAAACGTCTGCAATGACCTCAGGAGTGATTCTTTTATCCTTAGTTATCAAATCCAATATATTAGACTGCAACTGAGAAACATCCTCGAATAATTGTGTTTCTTGGAAATATGATCTTTGTTTAAATACATTAAAGTTTTCTTTACTTTCCCCAAATTCATTTAGAGAAGAAAAGTCAAACTGCTGTGCCATCTGTACAGATTGTTGTACAGGATTTTGTACAGGTTGTTGTACAGTTTCATGTTGATACTTTGTAATATCAATACCTGCTTTTTCGAGTAGCCATTCTTTTGGTGCAATAGCAAGCAATGTAGCTTCAGAAAGTTCAATACCGATTGGCTCGGTAGGGATGATTTTCATAGGTTCATTATATCCTGCATAATTAGCCAACTGATTAAAAGTTGACTCCAAAAACATTTGCTTTGCGTTTACATAGGTATTCTTGAAAATCTCATAACCATCTCGCATTTCAGTTCTGCTCCCAAGTTTTCCTGCTTCTGCAATACCGAAAATTGAAGGTGTTGTAATTTGATGACCGCTAAATATGTTAGTCTGAATTAGACTATCCACATTTGCAAAGTCTTCTTTTGTCAAATCTGATTGCCCCAAGTCATCAATGATTGGTTTCCTTGAAGCATCATTTACAAATGATAGCATATATTTTATACCATCAGCACCTGTATATGTATTCTTAAATTTACGGTGAATCACACTTTGCTCGTCAGGTGAAGGTTCTCCATTAGGTAGAGTGATTAACTTACTCGCACTAAATCCAGTCTTTGCATTTCCTAAAACATGCTTAGAAACTTCGATATCTGACTCAATATAATTTAATGCACCAAAGTAACCTGGCAAAGCATAAACCTGTGTATATGGTCTGTATTCCTTTATATAAAGAATCTGACTACCTTGTGGATTCTTAGGATTAAAAGCAGGATAAACTTTGTATTTTTCTTTGCTATCTTTCCATTCCTCTTTATACCAGAATTGTGTATTGTCTTTGTTAGTCCTAATTTTAGTATAATCAATATGCCATATCTCAGCTACTTTATTCAATCCCCAAATAACCTCCATATAAGCACCACCGAAAATTTCAATATCTGTGCTGACTTTTCTTGTAAGATCATCAAGGCTTTCACTTCTATTAACATGATCAATAAAATCCTTATTTCCTACCCATCCGTTTCCGCAAATGTAATGAACCTTAGATTTGATAATTGAATTATGCTTTGCTGATTTATTAAATAGTTCAACGAGATAATTAGGATAGTCATTACGATGACCATATCCTACCCAACCTTCACCTCGTTTCTCAACGTATTCAGGCTGCTTGGCTTCTGCAAATTGAACTAAAACAAACTGATTTTCTAAACTCATTGTCTTATTTTATATGTGTCTTTAGTTGCATACTCTGTATATTCAAAGCCATCCCCATCAAGCATCATGATTCCACTTTCTAAAAGTGTTAATCCGTTTGTACTTGTATTGGTTGATGATGTCTGTTGATATACTGAGTATGTATATTGACCATTTAACTTGCTCAAAAAATATTGATTAACGTTAATTTGAAACTTATTATATCTATCCTTATATAAAGATAAATCTTTTGCGTTAGTTAAAACAAATTTTACTTCTGTATTTGTAGACCTTTGTTCAAACACAAATAAATAATTAGGTGCAGAAATAGTTTGCTTTTCTGTTAACGTTAAATATATATATTGAATCTGTCCTTTCGTTAATGTAATCACACTAATAAATGTCAAAAGTGATTGAATTTAACAAAAATGCCCCACCAAAAGGCAGGGCACTCTCACCATTTAAACACTATCTATTATGAACCTGCTGTTTCCAATTGTCCAGCAACTGTAGAACTTACTTCAGGAGAAAGATCAGCCTCTGTGCCTGTAAAAGTCAAAGAGTAACCGCTTCTGTCACCAAGAGCAGCACCTGACTGAGCAGAACCGCCTGTTATGTCCAATCCCTTAGTTAATCCTAAGTACCAATATTTACCATTGTTATCTTTAGCTACTGCAACCAAAAGATTCTTAGCCAACAACAAGATTTCGTTTCTTGTATTAGCCTGTAGCTTATTAAGAATGATTGTCAATTCCTGCTGATAGAAAATAGTTCCATTTTCAACAGATGCATTAACATTCTCAACAAAACTTGAAGTGCCCTTTACGAGTTCATATTTGTAAAATCTCTTACCTGCTTTCTTTGAAAGTGCAGTTACTACACCTCCTGAAACAGTATAAGAGCTTACATCTTGTGAAGCCATAAAGTACACTTCGGTTATACCACCGAGTGAATCTTTACAATCTAATGCATAGCCTTGCGTTAAAGCACAAGCCATTTTGTTAAGTTTTATTTATTTAAAAATAGGGCAGTTTTTTAGGCTGCCCTTTTTATTATGCAAGAATGAATTTCACTACTTCATCAGGGAATGCGATATTCACACCCATTTTGAACTCAGATACAAAACGTACTTGATCAGCTTCTTTTGCGTAGAAGATTTCGAATTTTTCTTCTTCGTTAAGAAGATCAGTTCCCAAGAACATATTGCTCAATCTCAAAGCATAAATCTTGTTTGTACCATTTAAACCTGCAACAGCTACAACTTTAATTGGAGTGCCAGGAAGTACAAATTCAGAATCAGCTTTACCATCGAAAGAGTAATGGAACATATTTGCATTCTTCAATGCGAGTGTATATGTTCTAAACAAATCTTGACCGCAGAAGATAGTCATATCATCAGCAGCTACAACTTGTGCAGGGATTGCTTTGTAAACACCATCGAAAATGCTGATTACGTTAGCAGCAGTAATGCTTGACAAAGGAGCACCTGAAATATATGTAGATGCGTTTGCAGCAACAACTCCTGAAGCAGCACCGATCAACTTAACCAAACCATCAAATTTGTTCAAGTTAACATCAGCAGATGAAGTGTCACCTTGCCAAATAGCAGTTTCAAGTTGTGCAGCGATTCTCTTAGCTTTCTTATCAGCAAATTCTTGCTCGAAAGGAATTGAATCGTACATTGAACCTGTAGGCAATGCTTTTTGAAGATACTTTGCTTCCAAATCTTTAGGGCAAAGAGCTTCGTTAACTTTAATTTTACCAACTGTTACTGTTCTTTGAGTGAAGGTAGTTGCACCTGAAGCATTGAAGCCACAAGTTCCACCTGCCTGAAATACAGCATCAGTATCCATGATATTAATGGTTTCTGCGGATTTAACCCCAACCATTACGTTACCTGCACTCTTAATCAAAGATGCAGTCTTAGCACCAAGCACACTTGAAGTTACAAGCAATGCTTCGTTTTGTTCTGTGTAATCTGCAAGAGCAGAAACGTTAAAAGCCATTTTTCTTAGTTTTTATTGTTTAAAATTGCGTTACGATATTTATTAAGTCTATCAAACTTAATGTCTTTTGTTTCCTCAAACTTAAATGATTGTGGTTTCTCAATCGGATCAGCTTGTGGAACTTTTGAAATTTCTTCAATTAATTCAACTACTTGGCTAAAACCTTGCTTGGCTTTTGCTTCCATAGTTTCGATTTTTTCGTTTAATGCCTTATTCAAGCCTTCCAATTCTGCAATTTTAGCAGCAAAATGTTCAGCCATTTCTTGCATTTTCTTTTCCATATCTTGTGGTGCTTCTTCAGGCTGCATATCTTCAGCAGGTGAAGAAATCTCGGAAATTTTACCAACAGAAACAGTAATGCTTTGACCATCAGATAGCTTATATTCGCCATCAGGAAGTGCCATACCATCTGCGTCTGTAACATCTCCACCGATTTCAAGAGATGAAATTTGAATTTTTGAACCATCTTCCAAAGTATATTCAGAGAATTGAACTTTAGTTTCCTCTTGAACAGGAGATTCAACTTGCGGCATATCTTCGAAAAGTGCCTTAATTTTTAGTATTGCGTCTTTAGGATTCATACTTTTATTTTAAATGTTAATTAATACAAATAGTTACCACTTAACAGATGATAAAATTTCCTTTATATC